GGCCGCTGTGAAGCTGGAATCTGTGAAGCGAAGGTAGATTCAGTCTTGTAAAAAGAAGAGGCAGTATAAGGAAGATATGTTGCCATAGCCTTACCCCAATAAAACTGATTACCATTGATCACAACTTTTAAATGGAGTCTTCCACGAAAATTTTGGAAATTGTTCAGACGATTTGAAACTCTCGGATTGTCCATCCATAGAGTCCAAGGTTTTATGTTAATGTCTAAACTAGCTCCAACATTCCACGAATAACTCCCAATTTGTACTGGACGATGGAAGAATTCTTCGTAACTAACTTCCTGATCATCAGTAGCACCCCGTGAAGGATCCATTGAAGATGAAATGTCAGTAACGTAAGATGGGTTTCCATCGTGAAATGTTGTTGTGCTTTCAGAGGACGTCTTAGGACCACTGTAAGCAGAGAATATCCCACTCTGTGGGTAATATTTCGGACACTCCTGTCCTTGCCATTTAAGGGAAATGGTTAAACCACAAGACTCCGCAATTGACTGCGTGGGCGGAGCTTGCCACCTATCTATGTTTTTGTTAGTAGGCTATACAATGGGGGAGCTAACTAGGCTCAACCCAAGGTGTGATCCCGAAATTTTGTGCTAGGGCTAAGCAATCGAGATCACTATTTCGAAAAATAACTGTGTTAAAGGTAGAACCAGACCAAGATAGAATCAACTCCTTGATTTCGTCAGGTAGGTTTAAACCTTCGATGCCCAATCTATCCCGGGCTCTACGATAAAAGTTGAAAACCCAAACCATACGATTCTCAACTAGATCACCGGGGACAGGTAAATCACTTCTCAGATCCATGCAAGCATGAATTAGAGGTTTGTTTTCCACCACTGCGCGAATAATGCACTTGAGTTGGTCATTCACATCCTTCTTGCGATACTGTATCTCCAATCTGTTTGTAGCAGACTCTATTACAGTATTTAGCCAAACTGTGAAGGGCAACATTGGATATCCATAAACTGGATGTTCAAGTACATCATAATTGCCTGAAACCTCAATGGGGATAGGAATCATGCGACGTCTCCATCGGGCGCGAGATTCGATAGTCACCAGAACATTTCTAGTAGAGTCCCCATGAACTAATCCATAATCTGACATGTAATACCCATCGTGCTCAGATGATGTAAGGTCCAAGACGCCAGCTTCAAAAACAGGATCATCAATGGTGATGCTCTCGAAATAATGCACTCCTGCAACTGTTTCAAGAACAACACCATCGACAGTACCATAATCATCTAACATCATAGGTTCTGGTTGGCTCACGATTGGCTCAGGCCACTCAGGCCATTCTTCGCCAAAGGGATCTGTCATTGTAGGAAGAAGTAACAAATTGTGCACGGGATCATGATAAGTATTAGGTTCATCTTCATCCCGGGGGTACAAGGGTGCAGATTGGGGCACAGGAAGGCGAGCCATCGCATATTCCTGGTCATCCTCAATCACACCAGATTGTGGAAACATCTTCCTAACTGGATCTCCATACTTTTCGGCGACAGTTTCGTATTGACATGTTGTCTTATTAAATCTATCGCGGCAATCTTGCAATGATGGTGGTTTGTAGAAATCTATCACCTTAAAGCCTTGATCATCCTCAGATCGTGTGGCAACTTCCAAGAAAAGTGGTTCATATTTCTCAAACTCTGCTTCTCCATGGAGATAGATTTCATGTAGGGCTTGCGCCAAGTTTTGTGCCATAATCTGCGCTTCAGATTCGACACTCCCCTTCTTTTTCATGGTACAAGTGAGGGACTTCCAAATGGATTCCCACGCTAGAGCACCCACGCGAGTTTGCAAATACTCGTGCCACAGGAATGTTCGCTTCAAGAATTCAAGTTCAGCAGCATCCTGGAATGGTTCATCACCTTCCGTTTTATCGGCCTTGGTGTAAGTCATTCCAATATCTGCTAAGTGCTTCTTGATTGAACAAAAATCAAAGTACTTCTCATCAGTATGCACGTTCATCATATTATCATCACCGTAAACAATCAAACGAACAACTTCAGAGAAAAGTTTGACCTCCTGCTTTGTTGGGTTACATGGAATGTCACGAGTAAGATAATTCATGTAGTAACAATATCGCATGAGAAGGGAATTGTTGATGCCATTAATAACCACTGTCAGTGGATGGCCGGATGGAACGGACTTGTAAGCTTCATAAATGAAACCATCCATTTCATAAAGAGGATATAGGATATCAGATCCCATGGCATCAAACTTTTCAAGGTCCTCTTCATCCAGCCCATAGCTCAGGAAAGTTCGGAGAATTTGCAATGATTCAGCCGTGACCTCTGCAGGTGTGGTTTTATCAAATTTCTTAAAGTCTCCAAGTACGAATCGGTCCATATTAAAACTGGTAATCCATTTGTAAAGATGGTTCCAGTCTTTTCCTGATGCATCAACACCGACTGCACTTTCAAAAATTTCTGGGAATGATTTCTGCAGAACCACCCCAGGG